GCCAGCTCGTAAGCTATTCGGTGCGCGCCCCGAATCCTGCCTGCTGCAACTCCAATCTGGCCATAGCCATTGGAGCTTACAAAACCCTTCCAAGGCCAGCACTCGTTCGGCCCGCGTCTCTCAACTTTGGCCCAAAATCGTAACTCAAGCGGAATTGCCTTGAGCCTGCCATTGGCGTCTCGCCGCTCGGCCAGCGCCAGTAGCTCATCCTTGCTCATTGCTTTTCCCCGGTTAGCTTAGTGAGGGTGGCGCGGGCGACATTGGCACAGGCGCTCGGATGCAATGTGTTCGGATCGTTAATGTCGCTGGCTGCAATTCGCTTCAGCGCCTCTACCTCTTCCTTGATGAGATTATCTTCGGGGCGGGTGTTCCATGCGGTGACGACAGCCAATCGAGGACCAGCGCCAGTGCTAGCCCCGCATTCCTGACACACAACCCTGAAGGCCCGTGCTTCCGTGTCATAGAAAACTTGCGCCAAGTCGTGCCCCCAAAACGGACACGGCTTAAGCTCGACAATCGGTAGCTCTACAGTTTGTTGGGTCACGCCCTCAGCCCTCCCACGGCTTGCTTCATCTGCTCGTCCGTCGATCGGATGTAATGCCGCCTCGTGATCTTCGACCCAGGCGCGTGCCCCATCAGGCGCTGCAGCACCTTCTCGGGGACCTCGCCGTCGTTCGTGACTTCGCTCGCGAACCACTGGCGCATCAGCTTCGGGGTGACGCGGCGCGCATCGGCCGGCGCATCAGGATCGCCGTGTCGGGCGCGCGCGATCGCCTTCTGCATCGAACAGCTGGACGGCAGCGCATTGTCGAGCGGGCGCTTGCCGTTGGTCAGCCGGCGCCACAGTGCCAGCGCGCGCTTGTTGAGCGGCACCAAGCGACGACGGCTCGGGGTCTTCACCTTGAAGTCTGGACGCTGGCCGACGCCCAGCGCGAGACGGCCCAGGTCGAAGTCGCGGACCTGCAGGCGCTCGGCTTCATGCGGCGACAGGCCGGTCAGCATCATCAGCTCGAGCGCGTCGCGGTGATGCTCGGGCACGGACTTCAGCGCCCACAGGAACGCGGCGTCGCTCGGCAGCGCTTCCTCGACGTTCGGCACCTGCACGGTCGGGAGCCGCGGGCGGGCGCCAAGCAGCTGCTCGTCGACGCACCAATTCAGGATCTGCCGAAGCACGTTAAGCTCGGCGCGGACGGTCACTGGGGCCCGGGTCTGCAGCCGCTCGCCGACCCACAGCGTCACGTCCGACTTGTGGATCGCGTCGATCTGCATCGCGCCCAGGCTTGGCAGGATCGCGGCGCCGACGATCTGCCGCTGGTTGCTGAACGTCGAAGCGGCGACCAGGCCGAGACTGACGCAACGGCCGCGATATTCGGCCCAGCGGTCGGCGGCTTCGGTGAGGGTTAGGGTCATCTCGGTTCCTTGGCTGTGGGTGGGGCGGCGGGGAGTCGGGCCGCCGCCCCTTGGGGAGCCGGGTTAAATTACGTCGACGATGTTGGACAGCGTGGTTTCGATGTCGCCGACGAGCGCGTGCGCCCTTTCGAGCCCTTGGCCGGCGCTCCCGACGAAGCCCCCGATAGCGAACGCCGTGGCGGCCACGTCGCGGTTGCCCTGCTCCGGCGGGCGCGACCCTGACACGCGCTCGCGCAGGTCCGCCAAATTCGCAGCTAGTCCCGACAGCCGATTGTTCAGCTGCTCGATTGTAGCGATCACTTCCTCGGACGGCTTTTCCCGGGGCGGTTGCGCAGACCGCACAGCACCTTCGTCAATGGACGCCATGTTTCTCTTCTCCTTGCTGTGAAAGCCGGACGTTCTCCGGCGCTTCTTCGCCGTGCAGGTCTTGCGCGATCTGCTCCGTCGATCTTCGTTGCGGCTGGGCGGCGCGCGTCTTCTCGAGCGGCAACACGCCCTGCTCCTCGAGCGCTTCCTCGTAGAGCTTGAGCAAGGTGTCGGCCGCATAGGTCTCGCCGGCGCCGGCCTTCCGTCGCTTCAGGATGATGCCGACGATGTTGGTGTCGAACCCGTCGGCCTTCGCCAGTTCCTTGCGCGCCTTGATGTCCAGGTTAAGGTCGGCCTTCTGCTCCTCGAGGTTCTCGAGCGCGCGAACGTGGTTCCACAGCCGCCGAGCGTCCTCATCGCTGAGCGGCCCGCCGTTGTGGCGGTGCGGCGGTTCGGGCTGGGTCATCAGAACTCCACCCTGACATGGCGGATATTGCCGGCGGCGATCGCATTGGCGAGCGCCTGGGCCACGTCCGCCTTCTCGGGCGCGGTGAACAACGAAGCGGCGATGTCCTCTGCGACTTCGGCAAGCACGGCTTTTCGATGTCGTTCGTCGGCTTCGCGAGCCTCGCGCTCTCTCTTTTCCTTGGCCTCCCACGCCGCGCGCTCTTCTTCGGCGCGGCGGCGTTCGTCGGCTTCGCGTTCGGCAGCTTCGCGAGCGCGGCGTTCTTCGGCCAGTTGTTCTTCAGCGACGCGCCGCTCCTCGGCCCGGGCGCGCTCTTCGGCCTCAACTCGGGCCCGCTCCTCGGCGGCTGCTATTTCGGCCTTGCGACGCTCTTCAGCCTCGATCCGTGCACGCTCCTCGGCTTCGCGGGCCAGTCGTTCCTGTTCTTCACGCTCGCGCTCCTCGCGGGCGATACGTTCGGCCTCCTCGCGTTCCGCCGCTTCACGACGCAGCCGTTCCAGCTCGACGCGGTCCGCCTCTTCCTGGCGCAGCCGCAAGACGGAGCGTTCGAGACTCGCGGCCGTGGCATCCCGCGTGTCGCGAGCTTCGGCGATGCGCACTTGGAAGACGGCTTCGTCGGGCTCGAATTCTGTAATCCGCTTCAGGCGGGCCTCGACGTCAGCCGCCGTTTCGCCCTCCGCGACGGTTGCAGCATTCCGCAGCTTCTGGATCACGTCGTCGACGCGGGCCTGACGTTCGGCCTCCTGCTGCTCCCACTCGGTAAGCGGTTGGCGGATTTCATCGGCCAGCGCGTCGAGCTGCGTGACCATCTTCTTGCGGGCAGCGTTGACGGCGTTCGTCTTTTGGCGCCACTCCTCCGTCAGCGCCAGGCCGGCCTTGTCGAGCGTAGTTTTCGCCTTGGTGACGCGGAACGCGACGCTGGCGACCTCGCGGCGCCCCTTGTCGGTGGTCACGTCGGGGACGAAGCCGGAGACGCTGTCGCGAACGCGCTTGTAGAACTCGTCATATTTTTGCTCGTCGGTGAAGAGCGCGACGGCATTGCGTTGCGCTTCAGCGACGATCAGGTCGGTGCCGGTTTCGGCTTCGGGGACGATTTCAGCTGCGGTCGCCATTTCCAAACTCCTGTTTCAGTTGTTCTTCGCGGATGAAGCCGACGCCGCGCTTCTTCGCGAGCAAGCGGCCCTGTTCGCTGACACGCTGGCGCAAGGTGCGGACGAGCGCCTCGGCCTCCCGCAGCGCCGGGATTGCGTGCCTGAGGATCAGCTCGGGCGGGGCCGGTTCGGCGCGGCGGATTGCCGGAACGACGGTGAGGTTAGGCTTCGGCATCGGCCGGCTCCTCCCCCGTTCCCTTGACCTGCGCGGCTGCGGCTTCGCGCCCGTACTCGAGCAGCATCACCGGCACTTCCTTGTCGATGCGCTTGCCGATCTGCCACCAGGCGCGCAGCGGATCCTTCTTGTCCATGAGCGCGCCGGCCGGGGTTTGAACCTCGGCGGTCTTCAGCGCCACGAGGAAGCAGAGGAACAGCCCCGCGTCTTGCAGCAGCGCGATCCGGTCGGCGGGCAGGATGAACTTCGCCAGCGCCTCATCCAGAATGTCGCTGATGCCGTTGAGGTAGCCCTCGCGGACTTCGGCGATGAGCTGGTCGAACGGCTTGATGTCCATGCCGTTGAGGGTCTGCGTTTCAGGCTCCGTCATAATCGGCTCCGGTCTGCTGGGCGGGTGCGTCGAACGGCACGTCGTCGGATGGCTGCGATGTTGGGAGCGAGCAGGTCTCCTTGAGCGCGGGAAGCTCGGCGGCGAGTGCCTTGCGCGCGTCGGGCCCGATCCGCTGCCACTCGTCCTGCAGCGCGGCGATGTTCCCCGGCCGGGCGAGCGCCTTCAGCTGCGACAGCGTCTCGCTGAAATCCTGCTGCGCCGGTTGCTGCGGAGCGTCGGTCAGCGGCTGCACCTTGTAGAGCCCCTTCTTCCCGCGCGTGGCGGTCAACGCCATTTGCTTCGGACCGTCGATGTGGGACATGCGGCTGATGCGGATGCCGCCGACCTTCATCCCGCCGAACTGGACGTCGGGGTCGCAATACAGCTCCATCGACCGGCCCGCGTACTGCGCGGCGTCCTTGCCCCAGCAATGCACCATGACCCGGCGCATCGACTTGCACGGCTTGTAGGGTTTCCCGCCGTCGCCTTCGTAGCTGACGGCGACTGGCTGGTCGGCGGCGTCGGTTCCGCGAACGCCGGTAATTGTGATGATGCGCGGCCCGCCTAGCAGGTCGTCGGCGTTGAGCTGGTCGCTCTTCGCGATGATGAAGCGAGACATGTCCATTATATCACCATTTCCTCTTCAACCTTGCGTTCGGTGGGGATCAGCCGCGTGTCCTTCGCAACGAGCGCGGCCTGATAGTTGGCGAGATGCTGAGCGAGCCGCGTTTCGAAGGCTCCGGCCGCGGCGATGATCGCGTCCTGCACCTTCGGATCCGGGTAAGCGCGGATGACCGGCGCATGGAGCCCGCCGCAGTAGGACACAAAGTCGCACCACTGTCGCTCGGACACGAGCAGCCCGGTCTGTATCTGGATCAGGAAGTCGACCGGGACGGTGCCGGCGACGACGTTCTCGATGATCGTCTGCACCTGATATTTCTGGCGCCGCGACTTGGCCTCGATCTGACCATGCTCGCCGACCAGGCCATCGGGCGAATAGCCGATCGTGAAGCCCCAGCGGTCGTTGGTGATGAAGCCAACCTCGGTCACCGGCGCGTAGCGCTCGGCATAGATGCGCCGGACCTCGGCTTCGTCCTCGTAGCCGCGCAGCTGGTCGTCGCCGACGTAGTGCGGCTCGACGTAATTGGTGATGCGCTGGGCGAGCAGCTCGTACAGGTGCGCGCGTTCCTTCTCGTTGGACGCGGCCTTGAGCGTCGCCGGCGTGACAATCAGCTTCATCTCGGAAGCGGTGAGCAAGCCGCAGCGAGCGGCGAACCATTCGTCGGACCCCTGTTCCAGGTCGGGGAAGATGCGGACGGTCATCGGCGTAGGCCCGGCTGGCGACTGGACACGCTACCGATGTGCCAGCCGTGGCAATGCGTGCAGCGGTACGGCTGAGCGTGACCCCGGCCGGAGCCGGAGCGCAGCCGGGTCTTGCGGAAGCGGAGGCACTTCAGCGCAGCCGCTTTCGAGTCGTACGTCGCCTTGCCTATGCAGCCGGCCCAAATCTGCTCGTGCTTCATGCCGCCCTCCGCAACTCGGCGGGCTCGAAGCCCAGCGCGGCGAGGCACCGGCGGCAGGTGACGAAGCGTTCGTCGGGCGTCATTTCGACGTCGTTGTCGACGGCATCGTCGATCGCGTCGCAACCGGCCTGGTTCTCGCACAGCGGCTGGCAAAGGCAGTCGAAGCCGACCTCGACCTCGAAGTGGACTGGCGCGGTCACGAGTAGCGTCCTGCGAAGAAGGCCGCAGCCAGCGAGACTAAGCCGACGAGGAAGCCGATCGCGACCGCCTTGTCCTCGCTGTCCTGCCCAGCCGCGCCGACAGTGAAGACGAGGAATACGACGGCAACGACGGTGAAGATTGCGACCATCATCGGGGTTCTCCTTGGCTGCTGACCGTATGGGTATAAAAGCTACCCGGAACAGTCAACAGAAAAGGTGTATTTTATACCCGTAGGGTGCAAAAAAAATCGCTAGGCCAGGTCGATTACGCTGCGAACGACCCGTCCAATGCAGTGCCAACCCTTGTCGCCGACGAAGATCGGCTCGTGCGTGGGGTTGGTGCTGAACGGCTCGAGTCGCCGGACCGGTTTCGAGCGGTAGCGCTTCACGGTCGGCTCGCCGCGGTGCGAGAAGATGTAGATGTTGCCGTCGCGCGGATTGCGGTCGGCGGCGTTGACGATGATGTACGCACCCTCCGGCGCCACGCGGTCCATCGAGTCGCCGACAATCTCGGTCGCGAAATATTCGCCGGGCGGCAGGTTGCCGACAACCAGGCGGTCGACCTCCTCGAGCTGCCCTACGTCGGTCACCGCGCCGGCCGCGACCCAGCCGATCACTGGTATCTCGATCGGGAGCCTCGCCGGCCGGTGAACCTCGCGCATCGGGCCGTTGCCGTCGTACAGCCATTCGGCCCGCACGCGGAACTTGTCGGCATAGCGCTTGGCCTGGTCGTAGCTGAACGGCGAATTGCCGTTGAGGTTGGACTTGAAGCTGTTCGGATTCCAGCCGAGCATCATCGCAGTCTCGCGCGCGGACATCTCCTTGGCGGCGAAACTGCTTTCTCTAAAAGCTCGCTGCAAACGATCGCTTCGTTCGGTCACGAGCGGGTCGATAATGCACAGCATGGGTATAATTCCTACCAAAAACCGTTTGACGCAAAAGGGTATGAAATATACCAATACGGTTCCTGCAGCGCAAACCGGGAATTTACGCAGTGTCCCAAAACGAGATTTTAACGCACAGCGATCTGATCGACCGGGCCGGTGGTCCGGCCAAGGTCGGCGCACTGCTCGAGCCGCCCGTCGACGGCAACACGGTCAAGGCGTGGAAGCGCAATGACAGCATCCCCGGGCCCTATTGGCAGGCGTTCGCCGACGCGAACCTCGCCACGCTCGAGGAGCTTGCCGCCGCGGCTGAGGCGAAGCGCCGTGCCGCAATCCCCGAAGACGACCGCGACGCTGCCTGACCCGTGCAGCTTCGGCCCTATCAGGAGGCTGACCTAGAGCGCGTGCGCGCGAGGCTTCGTGCCGGCGTGAAGCGCGTCCTGCTGCAGCAACCGACCGGCGCGGGCAAGACGATCCTGTCGGGCACTATGCTGGGCGGCGCGGCCGAACGCAGCAAGCGCAGCTGGTTCGTCGTCCATCGCCGCGAGCTGCTCGACCAAACGAGCGAGAAGCTGACCCTGCTCGACGTCCCGCACGGCTTCATGGCGGCGGGCTATCCGGTCAACGGGTTCGCGCCGGTCCAGCTGTGCGCGATCGACACGCTGGCACGGCGGCTCCACGAAGCCGAGGCGCCGGACTTCATCGTCCCCGACGAAGCGCACCACATGGTCGCGGCGACCTGGGCGCGCTGCCTGACCGGGCATGACGCCTACACGGTCGGCCTGACCGCCACGCCCGAGCGGCTCGACGGCCGCGGGCTCAAGGATCACTTCGACGAGCTGATCGTCGGCCCGTCGGTCAAGCAGCTGATCGCCGACGGCTGGCTGTCGACGTACCGCTACTTCGCGCCGGGACAGCCGGACCTTGCCGGGGTCCGCGTGCTGGGCGGCGACTTCAACCGCGGCGACATCGCGAAGGTCATGGGAACGTCGCAGCTCATCGGCGACGTCGTGGCGACATACCTCAAGCTGGCCGAAGGGCTGCAGGGCATCGTCTTCGCGGTCGACGTCCAGAGCGCGATCCACATTGCGGCTGCGTTCAATGCGGCCGGCATCACTGCGGCGGCGGTCAGTGGCGAGACGCCGCAAGCGCTGCGGAAGATGACGATTGACCGGTTCCGCGCCGGCGACATTCAGATATTGACGAATTGCGAGCTGTTCGGCGAAGGTTTCGACGTCCCGAACGTCTCATACGTTGGCCTCGCTCGGCCGACGCAGAGCCTGGCCCTCCATCTTCAACAGGTGGGCCGGGCTCTGCGCGTGGTTCCCGGCAAGTCGTGCGCCGTCATCTGCGACCATGCGGGCAACGCGTTCCGCCACGGCCTGCCCGACGACGATCGCGAGTGGACGCTCGAAGGGCGCAAGCGCTCGAAGCGCGGCGCCAAGGGTCCCTCCGACGCGCTGCCGATCCGCCAGTGCACCGAATGCTATCGCGTCTCGCCGTCGTCGGCGGACCATTGCCCGGGGTGCGGCGTCGTATTCCCCGCGCGCGTCCGGCTCACGTGCTTCGCTGAAGGCGAGCTGTTCGAGCTCGAGCGGATCGAAGCCAAGCGCCGCGAGAAGGAAGCGCGCAAGGCCGAAGAGCGCGCGTGCCAGTCGCTCGAGGACTGGATGCGGCTCGGCAAGCAGCGCGGCTACAAATCCGGCTGGGCGATCTACCAGTGGAAGCTGCGCCAGCGGTGGAGGCGGACCGGGTGACCTGGACCGAGGCGCAGCGGCGCGCGTCGCGGCGCGAGTACGAGCGATCCTATAAGGCGCTGGACGGTCGCCGGTTCGACGGTCCGGTCCACGTCCCCGCCGACGTCGCCGTACTCGATCGCGACCCTTCGCCGTGCTTCCGGTGCGAAAGCCGCGACGCCTGCCGGCATCGGCCTTGGATGCTGGCGTCGTGAACGGCACCCTCCATCTCGGCGACTGCCTCGACGTTCTTCCGACCATCGCGGACGGGAGCGTCGACCTCGTACTCGCTGATCCCCCGTACGGGACGACACAGAACCATTGGGACAGCGTCATCCCCCTAGCGCCGCTGTGGTGCCAACTGCTGAGGGTCTGCCGCGGTCCGGTTGTACTCACGGCAGCTCAGCCGTTTGCCTCGTCGCTGGTTGCGAGCGCTCCCGGGCTCTTCCGGTATGACCTCATTTGGAGGAAGAACAAGGCGAGTGGCTTTCTCAACGCGAAGCGCCAGCCGCTACGCCAGCATGAACATATCCTTGTGTTCTCTCGGAAGGCCCCGCCGTACTTTCCCCAAAAGTCGACGGGACACGAGGCCCGCACGGGGTGGAAACGCCGCAAGGGCTCAAGCAACTACGGCGAGCAACGCGACAATTTCTACACCCCGGACGAGACCCGATACCCCGTTAGCGTTCTCGACTTCGCGGTCGTCAACAACGACAGCCCCGAACGCATCCATCCCACGCAAAAGCCGGTCGAGCTCTTCGAGTACCTCGTCCGGACCTACACGGCAGAGGGACAGACGGTGTTGGATTTCTGCGCTGGGTCGGGGACAACCGCGATTGCAGCCGCTAGGACGGGGCGCAGGTGGATCGCGATAGAGAGCGACCCCAACATTCATGCCGCCGCTGAAGCGCGCATTGGTGGCGACCTGTTGGACCGCGCCGCATGAGCGAGAAGCGGATCCTCAACGAAGGGCTGATCGCCGTCTCGGCGCTCCCTGACGTCATGGCGTGGCGCAATAATACGGGCACGGGCTGGGTGCTGGCTGGCGGCGGCAAGATGCTCCGTCCGCCAATCGGAAGCATGGTCCGCGTCACGCCGGGCATGGTCATTCTGAGCGAGGCGCGTCCGATCACGTTCGGGCTTCCCGGCAGCGGCGACATCTTGGGCGTGGCGCCGGGGTTCGGCTTCGCGCTCGAAGCGAAGACCGAGACCGGCCGGCAGTCGGATCAACAGAAGAAGTTTCAAGCAGCCTTCGAGCGCGCCGGGGGGCGCTACGGGCTGTTTCGGTCAGCCGAAGAGGCGGTGGCGTTGATGGGAGGGTGGCGGGATGGTGGGGATTGACGAAACGAAACAGTCGATCCGTGCGCGCCTGAAGGATGGACCATGCTGGACGCGTTCGTTCCAGAACGTGAAGCCAATCCTCGACATGATGATCGAGGACGGAGAGGTTCTGCGCTGCAAGCCGCCCGGTGGGCGCGCGAACAACATGGTCTGCCTGTCGGGCAAGCCGCCAGGGGCGCCCTCGATGCGGCTGCTCGACCATTTCGCCGAACGTCTCGCCGAACATGGCAGCGTAAGCATGGCCGCGGCCTCGCTCAGCAAAAGTGCATGGTGGGGTTGGCAGCAGTTCGATGAAATCCGTCGGCGGCTTGGTCCGCAGGCTCGCTAATGGCCTCGCGCCCGCTCCCCGCGACGTCGGACGTCGAACGCGCCTTTGAGAAGGCAATGGCCGAGGCCGGCTTCTACCCGCGCGGCGCGGTCCAGTCGGACACGCCCGGGTTCGTCCGCTTCGACGCACCTGGCGACAAGCCGGGCAAGGGCAACGGCTTCTACAAGCTGAAGACCGGGCAATATCCGGTCGGCTGGTTCGGCGACTGGAAGATCGGCGAGCAGCATCAGTGGTTCTACGAAGACCCGGAGCGGCCGACGCTCAGCAAGAAAGAGCGCGACGCGATCAAGCGCGAACAGGCGAAGCTGAAGGCGGAAGCCGCCCAGGCGCGCGAGACCCGCCAAGCCGAGGTCGCCGAGGACGCGTCGAACAAGTGGGGCCGGTCGGACGGCAACGTCGAAGGCCACCCCTACCTTGAGCGCAAGGGCATCAGCGTGCCGCGATCGCTGCGCCTGTTCACCGCCCGCGACGGGACCAAGCTGCTCGCCGTGCCGATGTACGCGTTCGACATGAACGGGACGCCGCAGCTGACCAACCTGCAGCTCATCGACGGCGACGGGAAGAAGACCTTCCTCAAGGGCGGCCGCGTCGAGGGGTGCTTCTTCTCGATCAAGGGCGATGCCAGCCTGATCGTCATCTGCGAAGGCGTGGCGACGGCCTTCTCGATCTGGCAGTCGACCGGCGTGTCGGTGGTCGCCGCGTTCAACAGCGGCAACCTGATCCCGGTCGCCAAGGACTTCGCGCGTCACCGTCCGCTCGCAACGCTGATGATCGCCGGGGACGACGACGTGATTGCGCCCGAGGATTGGGCCGAGAGGGCGCAAAATCGCCCGTGGCAGAACGTCGGACGGGTGAAAGCGGAAGCTGCAGCCAAGGCGGTCGGGTGTCGCTGGATCACGCCCGTTTTTAGTGAAGGTCCAGCGCGCAGCCGGACGGACTTCAACGACCTGTTCCTGCTCGAAGGCGAGCAAGCCGTCGCCGGCCAGGTCATCGGTGCGATGCGCTCGGTTGAAGCCGAGGACGTCGCGCCTGGTGCAGCGATCATCCCGATCGACCAGGTGCAGGACGAAAGCTGGCGCTCGAAAATCCCGCTGACGTCGGCCGGAAGCCCTGACGGCAACAACGTCGAGGGCGTGGCGCTGTACCTCGCCAATCACCGGCTGCTCAAAGGGCGGCTGCGCTTCAATCAACTCACGAAAGAGATGGAGCTCGACGGCAACAGCCTCGAGGATTTCCACGTCGCCGAGTTTCGCCGCATCATGCACGCCGACCGCTTCAAGGCGAAGAAGGGCGACGTTCAGGACGAGATGGAGGCGGACGCGCGCCGCAACCAGTTCGACCCGCTGACCGAGTACCTCCACAGCCTGAAGTGGGACGGCAAGCCGCGCATCGACTGCTGGCTGACCGACTATCTCGGTGCGCCGTCGACTCACTACACGCAGACCGTCGGGCGCAAGGCGCTGGTCGGAGCCGTTGCGCGCGCGCTGTCGCCGGGGTGCAAGAACGACACCATGCCGGTGCTTGAGGGCGAGCAGGGAACCGGAAAGTCGACCGCTCTTCGCTACCTGTTCGGCGATCGGTTCTTCATCGACCACCTGCCCGACTTTCACTCGAAGGACAGCTTTCAGCAGCTGCAGGGCGCGTGGTGCGTCGAAGTCGCCGAGTTGTCGGCGCTGACCAAAGCCGACGTCAAAGACGTGAAGCAGTTCCTGTCGCGGCTGGTCGACAAGTTTCGGCCTCCGTACGGGCGCATGGCGATCCAGGTCGCGCGCCGCACCGTGTTTTGGGGCACGGTCAACCCGGAAGAGGGCGGCTACCTGCGCGACCCGACCGGAGCACGGCGCTTCTGGCCGATCGAGACGACGCGGATCGACACCGATGCGATCCTGCGCGACCGCGATCAGCTGTGGGCCGAAGCCGTGTTCGCGTTCGTGGCCGGCGAGGCGTGGCACCTTGAAGACGAAGACGACATCGCCGACGCCAAGGCCGAACAGGCGCGGCGCCGCGAGGTTCATCCGTGGGAGCCGGTGCTTGATGCGTGGCTGCGGAAGGAATTGCTAACGCGCGTGACCATCGTGGATGCGCTGACCCGCGGCGTGAAGCTCGATCCCGACCGGCAGGAGCCGCGGCACTCGCGCCAGGTCGGCGCTTGCCTCCGCGCGCTTGGGTGGATTGCAAACACGGAGCGCTATGAGGGGAAGGTGGCGAAGGTGTTCATCGCCCCCGATGACTGGTCCGCGCGTCCGCCGCCGCCTGTCGGCCCGCAGGACGACGTTCCGTTCTAGCTGCCTGGTCCGTGCAATAATCATTCGCGCATTCGAGCATGAAAGAACCCCGCCGAATCGCTCCGACGGGGTTCCCTTCTCACAGCCAAGCGAGAAGTCATGCTGTGGCTGTCCTCTACATCAAATCGTCGGGGTGCGATAGCCGCTCCAATCCTCGTTCGTAGCACTCCTTCCAACTGCATCCGTCGGCTGGCTTTGGCACCGTGACCTTAACGTTCGGCGTCATGCCGACCGCCAACACCACAGCGCCAGCGACCTGGCCCAGCTCTTTTGCGTTGAGAAAATCCAAAACCCGAAGCATCTACGCACTCCCCTTCATGTCCACTCTTTCCGAGCCCGAGCATGTTGTCGAAGGTTAGTAGATAGGCGCAAGCTCGCTGTGGCTCGCTGGTCCGTGCGTCTGTCGATTACTGTTATGGTGAACGGCGGCTTCACCTTAGCACCTTTGCGATGTGCCCTGCATAAACGCTGACCGCCTTCCAGTACGCGGCCATTGGTGCCTTGTGCTTCCGCCAGCACTCGTTCGCGCGCTCGCGAGCATCCTGCGCAATGTCGAGCAGGACGCCACGCAAGGCGGCGCGGTTGAGCGGTGACAGTTCCTCGATCCGCTTGGCACTCGGTAGCGCCAGGATCGGATTGCGGACCTCGCGTCGGTTCGACCTGGTCATATCAGCTTCGGCTCGTCCGCCGCGACGAACAGCGGCAGGTGCGCCGGATCTTCGACGGGCTTGCCCTTCGATCGCAGCGGGCATTTCGTCCGCAGCTCGCACCATGCGCGATCGCGGTCACGGTCGCGCGGTGCCTGGTCCGTGCGGGTCATGCTGCGGCGGCCTCTTCGTCCATCACGTCGACGAGCTCGTAGCTGTTCTCGTCGTCGATGGTGTCGTGATGACAGCCTGTGTAATATTCCTCCGGGTTGTCGTAGAGCAGCTTTCGGGCTTGCTCTTCGTTCTCGGCCTCGACCTCGTAGAATGACCGCTCGGTGTTCACTGCGAATTCAAATTTCGCCACGTTCGTTCTCCTTGGCTGTGGTGATGCTGGCTGCATCTTGCGCGGGTCGCTCTGACCGGCCCGCGTGGGTTGCAGTCAGCCGCTATAGGTCCAGCTGCCGACGCTGTTGCCGTTGGCGTCCATGGGCCTTCCATTGTGCCTAATCTCCGGCCCGTCGCTGCCGTCTGTGAAGCGCAGCGCGAGTTGGTAGAGGATGCGCCCTAGCTCGCTCGCAACGTCCGCTTCGCTCTCACCGAAGGCGGCGTTGTCGCAGTCGATTTCGAGTGTGAATTTCGCCATGATCCGCCCTCCCTCAATAAACCGGCCAGCCGCCGCCGAAGCCGTCGCCTAGGCGTTCGTCGCCTGGGTCGAACAGCTTGACCACGCAGCCGCGCGGATCGCCGCTCGTCTCGGCTGCAAGGTGGTAGCGCTCGGCTATCTCCTGAACCTGCTTCGCCAGATTGGCGCGGCGCGTTTCCTGTCGTGGCGACAAGCCGTAATTGCAGTCGTTCACGGCCAGATTTTCGAGCGACTTCGCGGCCTTGCGAAGCTCGGCAACGTCGCGAGCGACGACGCTAGGCACTTCGCGCCGTTCTCGTTGCATGAGGAGCGCGCCCAAATACGCGCCCCGATCCTCTAATGTCTTCACGTTCTTACTCCTTGGCTGTGGTCCGCTGATGCGGCTGAGCGCGGCGCTCTGACCACCGCGCTAGGTCGGATCAGGCTCGCAGCAGGTGCTTTTCGCCGTTCTTGTCGGTCGCGAGCGCGGCCTCGATTGTGAAAATGCCCTGCTTGAACTTGTGAGGTTCAATCACATCCACGCCGACGACTTTGTCGGCCTGACCTGTTTCGGCGTTCGTGCCATAGACCGTGATCCGGCCCCCTGCGCGTTTCGCGCGCCAGTTCTTCAACGTGTGCATCGAGATTACTCCTTCGTTGTCCGCGACTGCCGCGGTTAGGCGGGCTGATCGCACCGGCCCGCCAGATCGCGTCAGAAAATCAGGCGCGCGAGCTGACCGGCGAAATATGCCGCGACCAGCAGCGCAAGGATCACGAATGCCGCACCGTCGCTGCTCGCGGGCTCGGCGGGTAACTTGCGGCCGAAGCTGCGCGGATCGGGGCGCATCATGCCCATTCCTCGTCTTTGGTGACCTCGCCAATATCGACCTGCGGCTCGGCTTCTGGCTGGCGCAGCAGTGCGATCAGGGCGTCAATGGTGTTCTCGCGCCTGGTCTTGTTCGTCTCGGCGCGGATCAGCTGAAGGCGGCGGATCGCCTCCTCAACCTTGTTGTCGGTGATCATCAGCGGAAGATGGTCGCTGCGGAAGCGGCGGAAGCTGTGGTGCTTGCTCGGGCCGTATGTCAGGACGGTGACCGACTGCCGCGAAAGCGACGCGGCGCGCTGCGCCAGCTCGTCCAAATGGATCGCGCCCATTCCGTCGGCGAGCGATCCGGGCACGTAGATAATCGGTTCTGGCGTGAGCATTTCATTCTCCTTGGCTGTGTCGCGAGACAATCCGTCCCGCTGGCTTGCGGGTACATTATATACCCATCACAGTCAAATTTCGCAGTTTTCTGCCATTTTGAGTTACCGAAGCCAATTTCGACTAACCCTCTGATCTTGCTCTATTTGTTACCAATGTAACTGAGTGTAACCGAGCGTATTTTAGGGGTTAAGCATATGATATTACTGAGCATGTTACCGTGTAACCGTATCTTACGCCCGCGCCCGTATAGCAGCTTTAATATCCTGTTAACTGTGTTGCTACCCTCCAACACCCGAAGTTTTTAGAAAAAGTTTCAGAAATACGGGTTACATCGGTTACACGGTTACAAACTTGACCGCGCGTGTGGGTCGATGAGATACCCGCGCCGGTGAACGTAGCGCATGCCATTGCGACGGTCGAAGAGGTCGCGGAAGACGAGGGCAGTGTTAGCGCCGCGTCCAAGCTCTCGGCACCCGAACGAATTTTCTGCGACGTGTTCATGGCGAACGGCGCAAAGGCGACCGAAGCGGCCATTGCAGCTGGCTATCCTGAAGCCTCCGCGAGCGTCCAGGCGTGCCGATTGCTCTGTCGGAAGCGAGTCGCCGACTACATCATCGCGAGCTGCGAACGCCTCATTCAGACCGCTCTTCCCGTCGCGATCCGTGCGCTGATCGAGATTGCCAGCGACAAAGACGCATTGCGGAAAGATCGAATAAAAGCAGCGACTTCACTGCTAGAACACGGTGGCATGGCTGCGCCTAAAGGCGGCGTCCAGGTCAACGTTGGTGTCGCCGTCAATGGGCAGCAAGCGCAACAGCTGATCGGTGAGGTATGGGAAGCCAAAGCACGCCGATTGTCCGACATACCGCCCGCAATGCCGGACACGTTGCAACGCGATCTGGCCGACATCGAGGCTGCGGCTTTGCCCGCGCCGGCAGATACCCCCGGGGGGGATCAGCTTCAGGGTCCCGTCGGCGGCGGGTGCCCACTACCTCCCCCCTCCTCCGCAAACTCACCGATTTCACGTGTTTCGTGGCCGAGCGGTGACGGGTTCTGCGAGTGTGCTGACTGCCGGGCGATGATGGGCCGTGAGCAGTCTGTTGCTGACGGGTTCGAGGCTTTCAAGAAAGCAGAGGGAGAGGACTGATGGTTTGGCTGATCGGATTGCTCGCGCTCGGGTTGGTGGCGTTGGCTTGGCATGCGCATCGCAGGCACGTGTCGCTGCGGCAGGACGTGGACGACCTGTTTCAGGGAACGCGGAAACGGCTGCGCGCGCTCGAGGACAAGATCGACGACGTTGACGCGCGGTCGAGCGCGGGCGTGAAGAAGACCCCGTCGAAAGGGCTGCGCGCGAAGTGACGCTCGACGCGGCCGAAGCTCGAGCCGCGTCGAATGGGCTCGCGCTCGAGACTTTCGACGGCGAATTCGGTCCGTCGTGGCCTGGGGTTCGGTTCGTCGGCGTGCGGCTGATGAAGGGCGAACAGGTCGTCGCGTGGGCCCATCAAAGCTATCGCGACGAGGCCGGCCTAAAGCGGGCATTGTCATTTTCTGCAGAACGGGTATTTTTTAGACCCTGACGGGCGAATTACGCGCCCACGAAACGCAAGGCGGGGGCTCGATGGGGAGGGGATTGCCGGCGTGAGCAGCCCAGCCTGCTCGCCTGATTTTATCCGCTACGTCGCTGAGACGTACCGCGATGATCTGACCGGCTATCGCCAGGACATTCTTGGGCGAAAGCCGAACCCGTCGACCGTCGAGCTCGAGCGATCAATCGTCGAAAACAAGCGGACGGCCGCCGGCACTGGTCACGGCATCGGCAAGACGGCGCTCGGCGCCGACGCGATCCACTGGTTCATATCGACCCGGCCGCACCCTGCGATCGTCGCGACCGCGAACACGGAGCCGCAGCTTCGGACCAAGCTCTGGCGCGAGCTCGCCAAGGTCAATCAGCAGGCGAAGAACGGCGA